GATGGTTTGGATGAGACCACCTTTACTGATAATCAGGGTGATACTTGGCAGGTAGATGAATATGGTGATCGATCATACATGTGGGATTATTATTAATGGACAACCCTTTTAAACATAGAAAACTGAAGAAAATACTCGCAAAATCATTTCCGGGTAAAAAAATTGTGATAACTGATAATAAGGATGGGTCACAAACAATTAGTATAACGTAATGGAACTCACAGATGTAAATGTAAATACAGTGCTTGATGAGATACGTCCTTATATTGAAGCGGATGGAGGGTATCTTGAATTCATTGGAATCGAGCATACTGATTCTGGTGCAATTGTTATGGTTAAATTGCTAGGTGCATGCACCACATGTGTTATGAGTGCTGCTACATTAAAGCAAGGAGTAGAGTCACATTTAAAGGCAAAGTGGCCAGAAATTGATCAGGTAATTCAAATCTAATGGATTTAGATGATCAGGTTGAATTAGAACATTTATTATTCACAGAAAGAAAATGTAGAGTCTGTGGAAAGGTTAAAACTCTCATGGACGATTTTTATCTTACAAGAAAGAATCGTAGCACACTATCATCGTATTCATATGAATGTAAGGATTGTACAAAAATAAGAATAAAACAGTCAAAAAAGAAGATAAGTAACAGATGGGAATACCCAGACTGGTAGTTCACGCATAGTTTCCCCACTGAAAATACCCTTTTCAATAAATAATTTCAGATTAATTCTGGACATTACGGAGAAAAAAAGATGCCTCTAAATTTAGCATCTCCCGGACTCGTTGTAAGAGAAGTTGACCTGACTATTGGTAGAGTAGATACTGCTACTACAAAGGCGGGTGCATTAGTTGCACCATTTCAAAAAGGCCCAGTCAATGAGCCTACTACAATTGAGAACGAACAAGACTTAATTGATAACTTCGGTGAACCACTTGACATAGACAAGCACTATGAATATTGGTTGACCGCTTCATCATATCTTTCATATGGTGGTATCTTAAGTGTTGTGAGATCGGATGATGACGACCTCAAAAATGCAACTGATGACGGTTCACCCGAAATCAAAATTTTAAGTTCACAAGATTATAATAACAAAGGTTATGATCTAAACCATCTATCTAATTCTATTGTTGCTGCAAGAAACCCCGGTTCTTGGGCAAATGGTATTAAGGTAGCAATTATCGATGGTAAAGCAGATCAGCAAATTGTTGCTGGTATAACAACATTAACTGTTGGAATAGGTGTTACTCAAGCAGTACCAACTGGAACAGTTCTTCCCGGTGTAGGATCAACTACACTACTTGATGGTTTCTTCAAAGGTATCATCACAGAAGTAAGTGGAGCAACAATTGGTGTTAAGTTTGTAGCACATGTATCTGCTGCTGGTATTGAAACATCAAAAGACTATCAACCCGGTGGTGTATATGAGTTTAACAGTGGAGTAATTAGTTATGGCATGTCTGCTAACACAGGTGGCGGTAGCACTACAACTGCTGGAACTCCAATCGATTGGTTTGATCAGCAATCAATTACATTAAGTAATTCTACAGTTAAGTGGAATACACTTGCAGAAAGACCCGGAACATCTTCCTATGCTACTGCAAGAAGTTCAAGACATGACGAAGTTCATGTTGTTGTAATTGACGATAAAGGTGAAGTAACAGGAAACGCTGGTACAGTTCTTGAGAAGCACTTAGGTCTTTCAAAGGCAAAGGATGCTGAATTCTCTGCTGGATCACCTTCTTACTGGAGAAAGTATCTTTATAACAACTCAAATCAAATATTTGGAATGGGTGGCCCAACTGCTGCTTCATCAGGTATTACTACAACTTCATTTGAATTTGGTGGTTTTACAAGAGAAACAGATAATGCATGGGATCAGGATGCACAAGGAATCACTTATGCTGGATCAGGTGTTAAGACTTTAACACTTACTGGTGGTAAAAACTACAATGGTATGACAGGAATCCAGACTGCTGGAGCAATGAATGCAAGTGTAGGTGGTATCACTGCTGGTTATGACTTATTTGAAAACAAGGAAGAATTTGATGTTGACTTCCTAATCATGGGTTCTGCAAATTACCCACAACATGAAGCACAAGCAATTGCTAACAAACTTATATCAATTGCTGAATTAAGAAAGGATGTTGTCGCATTCATCTCACCATATAGAGGAGCATTCTTGAATGACTCTGCTGTTGGTACAGGAACACTTAATTCTGCTGCAGACATCACAGATAACGTAGTTGGATATTATGCTCCAATTACATCATCATCATATGCTGTATTCGATAGTGGATATAAGTATATGTTTGATAGATTCTCTGATACATTCAGATATGTACCATTAAATGGAGACATCGCTGGAACATGTGCCAGAAATGACATAAACAATTTCCCTTGGTTCTCACCCGCTGGAACCGCAAGAGGAGGAATTCTAAACGCAGTAAAACTTGCATACACTCCGAATCAAACTCAGAGAGATGTACTTTACTCAAATAGAATCAACCCAGTAATATTCTCACCCGGAGCAGGTATTGTTCTATTTGGTGATAAAACTGGATTCGGAAAAGCATCTGCATTTGATCGTATTAACGTTCGCAGATTGTTTATATTCCTTGAAGAGGCAATCTCAGCTGCTGCTAGAGATCAACTCTTTGAGTTCAACGACGAAATCACAAGAACTAACTTTGTGAACATTGTTGAACCATTCCTTCGTGATGTTCAGTCTAAACGAGGTATCTTTGACTTCAGAGTTGTTTGTGATGAAACAAATAACACTGCTGCCATCATAGATAGTAATGAGTTTGTCGCAGACATCTTCATTAAACCTGCAAGGTCAATTAACTTTATTGGTCTTACATTCGTTGCCACAAGAACTGGCATCTCGTTCGATGAAGTTATTGGAACTGTTTAACTAGAGGTAATTAACAAAAATGGCAACCCAATTTAACAGACCACCACTTAGAACGATCACCGACTTCAAGAGCAAGATGGCCGGTGGCGGTGCAAGACCGAATCTATTTGAGGTGGAATTAGCATTCCCCGATCCATTAGCGATTGAGAATGATGTAAAAGAAAAATCAAGGTTCTTAGTTAAGGCTGCTCTATTACCTGCGTCAAATATCACACCTATTGAAGTTAACTTCAGAGGTAGGATACTTAAGATTGCTGGTGACAGAACCTTTGATACATGGACAGTAACAGTTATTAATGATGTTGACTTCTCCATTCGTTCCGCAATGGAAAAATGGATGGACTTCATTAATAGTATGGAAGATGCAACTGGAGCACAAGATCCAGCATTGTATCAACCAGATGCATATGTTCACCAATTAGACCGTGACGGTTCTACACTTAGAACCTATAAGTTCCACGATATATTCCCAACAAATATCAGTGCAATTGATCTATCTTACGAGACAGTTGATAGCGTTGAAGAGTTTACTGTTGAATTCCAAGTTCAATGGTGGGAAGCAATCAAGGGCACCGGAGCTAATGCCGGAGGAGAGGCGATCAACTAAGAAGTTGATTTATTTGATAAATAGTGTATAATAGAAATAAATAGTGTTATACGATGCCTAAACTTTTCGGTTTCTCCATTGATGATTCAGGTAAGAAGCCCGATTCAGTAGTCGCACCCGTTCCTCAGAATAATGAGGACGGGGTTGACTATTTTATACAGTCTGGATTTTATGGACAGTATGTAGATATAGAAGGAGTATATAAGACCGAGTACGATCTTATAAAAAGATATCGTGAGATGGCATTGCATCCAGAAGCGGACAATGCGATTGAAGATGTTGTAAATGAAGCAATTGTAAGTGATCTATATGATTCTCCAATTGAAATAGAATTATCAAATGTAAATGCAAGTGATAGTTTAAAAGATAAAATCAGAGCAGAATTTAGACACCTAAAAGAAATAATGGACTTTGATAAGAAGTCTCATGAGATTTTTAGAAACTGGTATATTGACGGAAGACTATACTATATGAAGGTCATTGATGTTAAGAGACCTCAAGATGGTATACAAGAACTGAGATATATTGATCCGATGAAGATGAAATATGTCAGACAGGAAAAGAAAAGTGCGAATGAAAGAAGAGGAAATGGTTTAATTGATGTCAATAATCTAAGTGAGCAATCACAGTCGGCATATCCTGATATCGAAGAGTATTACATATACACACCAAAACCAAATTATCCAATTGGTGTAATGTCACCTGCATCATCAGGTCGTGAGAAAAACATTAAGATTGCAAAAGATTCAATAACATATGTAACATCTGGATTATTTGATCGTAATAAAGGAACTTGTCTAGGTTACTTACATAAAGCAATCAAGGCTTTAAATCAATTAAGAATGATTGAAGATAGTCTTGTTATCTACAGATTATCAAGAGCACCAGAAA